AACTCAATGTCAGAGTCAGGGAACTGCATCTCCTTTTCAGGAGCTGCTTTCAAAGTAATTTCTGGATTGGAAAAGTAGTAACGTGCTTTACGTCCATTACCAATAATGTCAAGAAACTGATCCCCACGAAAGTCTAACACTGGAGAGTCAAACAAACTCAACCCAGCAAGGAACTGCGACAAGTCATAGATACCAAAAGTCTGTGGAAAAACCTCTTCGCATTTAAATTCTGCGATAGAATTTTCACCAACACTGATAGTTTTAAGTACGTTACCAGCACGAATCATGATAGAACTATTAATAGTTCCAAAGTTCTTCAAGATCTGGTGTGTATCTTTAGATAAAATCAATTTGCTCATTGTGGATAAGATTCGATGACGTTAGATTTGTCGGAGAAATGAAGTAAGAGAAGACCGTAGTGAAGAATCTTGATGATGTCACGACGGGCAGTGCCTTTACGATCATAGCGTGAAGCATACTTCAAGATGTTGCTGCGACAGAATGCTTCAGCATCTCCACATGCTTCAATCAAATCTAACGTTTGAATGCTGTCGTTACCAGCTGAATAGTGTTGTCCATAGGTTCCTGAAATGTAATCACGTAGCTCTTTCAAAAGAGCATCTTCATTATATTTGGTCATGCTTGGTAGATGCACCTCAATTTAGTATGATAGCATTGATGACTGGATAAGTCAAGTGGTTTCATTTGTGGGGTCTGCATTCTCATCAATTTTATCATAGAGTTCAATGAATGATGTTTTAGTTTCTTCGTCAAAACGATTAGTACAAACTTCAATAGACTTCATACGCTTACCAAAGATCTTGTACGCTTGTACAATGTGGACCAGGCGACGGGTGCTGATGACCTCATCAATACCACCGTCTTTAAAAGTCTTGCGAATGATGTCTGCCCAGTCTACTAGTTTTTCAACGAACTGTCCATCATCACAAAGTTTCAAAAGAATCTTGGTCTCAACAGCAGGAGTAGGATAATCTTGCTCAAAGGTGACACAGAAACGCTCAAGGAATGCTTCATTCAATACGTTAGTACCAATAAAACGACCGTCATCACTACCTTTACCTTTAGTATTAGCAGTAGCAAGAACGGTAAATCCTTCTTTAGGTTGAACAAACTTACCAATCTTCTTCAAGAAGATACCCTTACCCTCAAGAATAGATTGGAGACAAAGGATTTTGTTGGATGCCAAATCGACTTCATCCAGAAGGAGAACAGCACCACGCTCAAGAGCTTCAATGACAGGACCATTGTGCCAGACAGTATTACCGTCAACCAAACGGAAACCGCCAATAAGATCATCTTCATCGGTTTCTACTGTGATGTTGACACGGATGAGTTCTCTATCAAGTTGGGCACATGCTTGTTCGACACCAAACGTTTTACCATTACCAGAGAGACCCGTGATAAACGTAGGATAAAAAATACGGGACTTAATAATTTTTTTAATGTCAGCAAAATCACCAAACTGGATGAAGGAATCATCTTTTGCAGGAATAAGATTTAGTTCAATAGCAGGTTTTGCAGTGGGTGCCTGATAGGTTTGCTCTAGTTGCTCTGGAACAGTAAGGTTCCAGCGACCACGAGTAGTTTTGTGTTTGTAGTCAGCAATACGTACTTTGATGGTTGCTTCAGTCACACTAAACTTATTTGCAGCTGCACGAACAGCAGACGAATCAAATTCATTACCATAGTTGTCAATAAAGAATTGCAGCAGTTCTTTAGGATCGATATTAGCGGGTTGAAACGGCATTGTCTGTTTGGTTGATGGATTAATTATAGGGCATGGTACCCCCAAGACTAGGGGGGAGTGGACAGTTTGTTAAGCGACCATATCGACAAAGGAAGAAAGGATTTTCTTGTTCGTGGTCTTTGCTTTTAGCATAGTTTTAAATGCTTTAGCAATCTGTGCTTTGCTAGCATCGTCCTTAACTTCAAATTCAGATGATTTATTGAGTGAAGTGGTTGCAATCAAGTACAAGGAATTGTATCCAAGTTGTTTCTTAAACACATAAGATTTATCTTTTCTCCATTTTTTAAGAACATCATCAGCAGGTTGATTGTATGTATTCCGATAAAGGAAAGAAAAATCATTACCAGTTAAAATCCTGAATCCAAGGAAGTTTACTTCGGGGAAGTTATGACATAAGTTCTCAAGCAAAATGGTAGTAATACAATCATTGTAATTGGAGCTACATCGTCTATAGACATTACCAGTCTTACGATCACGGAGACGAACATCACCATCAACAACACGTTGACCCCAATAGGTATAGTCAGAACCAGTACCAATAGTGACATTATAACTGATATTGTTTGACTCACCATCAGTCAAAATTACAGTGTTGATCTTTTGAACCCCAGTCATTTTCTTAAACATTGGGATGATTTCATGCAACGTAATGATAGATTCATTAAGAGGTGTACCACTCAAGTCAATACCAGGAGGTGTGGAAACACCATATGAGTTCATGAAGAAACCAATACGAAAGATGTTGCGACACTGACGGTCAAAGTTCTTACCGTTTGCACGAGATGACAACAAATTCAAAAGAGAGAATCGTTTGTGGAACATGAATTTATTTTCTTCACGATCACATTTCTCAAGCACTGCATCTGGATCATAGTCATGCTCTTCTGGGTCAAGAAGACGATTGTTCCATTCATAAGTGAAAGCATAAACTTCAAAAGGAATGTTGACCTTACGACAAAACATAACCAGAGATAACAATTGCTTGATTGTATCTTGCAAGTAACTTGCCATAGATCCAGACCAGTCAAGAACAAAAATCATACCATGATTCTTGCCATCAGGAATTACAGAAACTTTCTTAAACAAATCTTCATTATATTTGTAAGTGTGCAGTTTACTACAGTCAATAACACCAGTACGTGCAGATGTTGTACGGGCATAAGAGTCTGCTGCTTTCTTGCATTCAAACTCTTTGACTAGGTAGTTGACTTCCTTCTGGGATTCTTTTTTATACAGATCAAAACTGTTGTCAGCAAATTCTAGAGGATTGTCATAGCGTCTATGATCACGGCAGTTGTAGTGAGCATCAATATGTTTTTGAAGCACTGCCTGGTCCACAATAATGTTCTCAAGATTGATCTTGGGAATCTCTAGGTATACAGGATCTCTGAAGTATGGAGCAGTATCAGTTAACTCTTGTATGTTTTCATCAAAGGCACGTTGTGTTTCAGAAGTATCACCACCAGCACCTCCGCCAGCTGGTGCATCTCCATCTAACTGTTCACCTTCGTCATCACTATCTTGCTGTACAGGTTGTCCGCTATCAGTTGTTTCATCATTCTCTGGTTTAGACTCTGATGATTCATCAACTTTTTCTTTAGTACCTTGTGCAGACAAGGCAGCACGAGTATCCTCATGCTTTTCCTTTTGAGAATACTCATAAATTTTCTGACAAGCAGCAATTACATCATCAAAAGTCTCACAGTTCTCCACTTCCTTGACCATCACACGCTCTTCATCATTAAAAGGCATGGCAGAGAAGGCACCAATCTTGCAGTGAAGATTGATACGGTCGATGAAAGAAATGTTTTCTAGTTTTTCATCATTGACATCAAAGAAATCATCATTGTCAAGTTCTTGATATCCTCTAAAGAAAGTCTTGGACAAACCAGGATACTTTCGCTTCATCAATTTCTCAATACGAGCATCTTCTACTACGTTGACATAATCTTTAGGCACCTTCGCAACCTCCCACCAGTCGATGTTAGGCGTATAGAGAGCATGTCCTACCTCATGCCCTACAAGCAGGTCATAGACGCTGTTAGAAGCGTTCCAGAGGGGCAGGGTGAGCACACGAGACTCTGTATTGAAACATGCAGTAGAAACCTTGCGGTGCTCAACGATAAGGTTCTCGGTGGCAAGCAGACGAGCGAGGTTGCCTTTAATTTCTGCAGTGTTCATCAGTCTCTTGCGTTGTTGTACCTAGTATACACAAAAAAAGGGTGCCCGAAGGCACCCCTAGACCGCTTCTGCAAGTGTCTCCTTTACAACCGAGAAGTTCTTGACCTTCTCACATACGAGGGTTCTATCAAACTTACCCTCCAAACTTTCTTTATGACTGATAACAAACACATTTGTGTTATCATCAAAGTTACGTAGGATCCATCCCAGTTCTCCAGTACCATTGTTATCAAGAGATCCATCAAAGATCTCATCCAGAATCAGGATGTTAGTATCCACACTATTCTTAAGTTTAGCAATGCTGCGCCAAGTAAGCAGCAGAGCGATATCAATACGAGCTTTCTCTCCTTCCGAGAAAGATTCGTAGGAAAAGATATCCCTGAACCTTGACTTGATGGTTTCTTCAAAACTGTCATTTAGTGCGAAGTTGATATAGAAGTCCATGTTCTGAAGATATTGATTGATGAGTTTATTCATCACAGGCAAGTATCTTTTAATGATCCTGGTTTTGATACCATTATCTTTCAAGAGATGAGATGCTGCTAGCAAAGTGTCTCTGTCTTTTTTGACAACAGCAATTTGCCTCTTCAGGTTATCACGTTCTTCCAATAGATATTTTAGCTTCTCTTCCTCTTCAGAGTTATCATCCTTGGAATTTTGTAATGTATCTACATCGATCATCAGTTGCCTGACGTTCTTATGAATCCTTGTAATGGTAGCGTTGTGACCAGCAATTTTTCTTTGTAGGACATTGATCTCTTCACGTTTCACATTACATTGATTATCTCTTTCTTGTTCTTCAATGATGTTGATATGAAGATCTTCAATTGCTTGGACCAGTTCTTTAGTTTGTCCAAGAATAACAGATGCTTTTTCTTCTTTAACTTCTTTAGTTATAGATTGACTACACGTAGGACATGTATCATTGTCTATAAAAAATTGATGTTGTTTTTTATAACCCTCACATTTGTTTGTAAGTTTTCCTTTTAAGTTATTTAAAGTTAGTAATTTTTTGTTTGCTGATGATAGCGTTGTCAAATCTTTAGAAAGATTTTCGGTTGCCTGATTGAGTGTAGAAAGAGAAGATTGACAGTTCTCCTCTTCTTTCATCAGTTGATCCATATACAATTTCTTCTCTTCGATGAGAGATTCATCTTTCGTAGACAATTGCTGCATCAACTGGCGTTGCATATCAATTTTTTGATCTGCCATGTCAGCACTGTAGTCAACCTCTCTCATCTCTTCAGTAGAAGACTTCATCTTATCTTTGAGAGCGACGTTCATCATCGAGAAGATCTGGATGTCCAGGATGTCTTCAATAATTTCACGACGTTGCTGAACAGGTAAACGCATAAAAGGAACAAACGTTGACGAACCTAGCACAACGATTTGAGTGAACGACTTATAGTTCATCTTCAAGATGTTCTGTTCCAGGTGCTTCTGATAGTCAGCAGCATTACTAGATTGATCTAGCATTGCCCCGTTCTGCCAGATTTCAAACACGCCTGGTTTAATACCACGAACAATACGAAATTGATTAGGTCCTATCTTAAACTCAATCTCAACCACACAATCTTTTTGATTGACACTGTTAACCAGCATCGGTTTGTTAACCTTGCGAAAAGGTTTACTAAACAAAGAAAAGGTAAGGGCATCCAAGATGGTGCTCTTACCTGCTCCGTTAGTACCAATAATAAGATTAGTTTTATTAGCGGTTAGATCGACTTCAGTAAAGGTGTTGCCAGTAGAAAGGAAATTCTTCCAGCGAACTTTTTCAAACGTAATCATGTTTAATCGTCAGGCGGTATGATAAAGTCGTCAATGGTTATTATAGCATATCTTTGATTGGTGTCCTCACATGCGTTAACAAGTGCATCCTTATCTATTTCTACTAGTTGCAGGTCTATGTCTTTTCCAGACTCTACTAACAGTAGAGCATAGCGTTCACAGTCATCTAACTCATCAAAAATAGGCACGATATGTTCTCCTGTCGTTTTATCAATGACAGAAAACACTCCTTGTGGTCTATGCTGGAGAGTTAAGATGTAGGACACTAGATCATCTCGCAACTTTCAATATATAGGGATCTCATGAGTTTCTTGAGATCAGATTTTTCTACGGTCATCTCTACTTCGTCAATGTATTCATTGAGTAAAGTCAATGTATCCTTAACCTCAAGATTAGGTTCCTCTATGTTGTCTTCATCAACCAGAACTTCAACAACTTTTACGTCATGGACACCAGCGTTGTACAGATTGTCAATGACTTGTTCAAATTTGTAATAGTCTTTCTTTTCTTCTACAATAACTTTTACAAAAGTATCTGTAAACTCATTGTAGTCAAGACTCATGTCTTTATCTACATCATTGTAGTATACTTTCTTGAAGATTTCATATGGGTTCTTTACCATACAAAGTTTATTTTTTGCTGGTTCGTAAAGATGAAACCCTCTAGTGTCAGCGTAGTCATTCCAGAACATCTGGTAAGGATTGCCAAGGTATGTAATATTACCCCTGGTTGACTTGTGATGGAAGTGACCAGAGAAGACTTGTTTGAAGTTCTTATAGATCTTGGGATCCATACCATGCTCCATCTTCATGCCTGGGGTTACTTCAAACCCATCAAGCTCCAGATGTCCCATGACTATTTTTGCATCTGTATTTTTGAGATGCTCCATTGTCGCTTCTTCGTTCTCCCTATTGATCCAAGGGACAAAACAAATTTTCGTACCCTCAATAGTAACAGTACAAGTCTCATCGTAGACACGAATATTATCA